CACTTTGTGGCCAAAAATTTTTACAAAAATGGCCACAAAAACTAACGTAAATACGTTAAAAATGTGCCATTTGGCCAAAAACCCACTTTTTTCTTTAAGTTACTTAAAAAATTGAAAATTTATATATAGTAATAGGAGATAAAAAATGGGCTTTTGGCCACAGCGAGTTTTTAGCTCGATTTGGCCGCGAGGGCCATAGATTTTTGCCTTGTAAAATCTCGTCGGATAGTGTATGATAAAGATGCAGCGTATGGTTGCATTATCGCTGACGGTTATGAGGTGTAAAATATGGATTTCGTTAATGAGTATGGTTTTGAAGAATGGTGGACTGAAGATCGTAAAGGTCGGCATATATCTTGTTACGCAAATAAATATGTAGAACTTCATATAAAAAGACCCGTGTGCGAATGTGGACGAATACTTGGCAAAAATGGACGAGAGCATTGGCGTTGCTCAAAATGCGGAGCAGAGTATTCGTATGATGAGCTTTACCGTTCCTTTGGTCCAGATGATTATAATTACGACTGCGATGATGGAACGATACAAGATGACTATGGCGAAAGAAAATATGAAGCACTTCAGATGTGCTGTGGACCAGAAGAATTGTACGAAATCTATAAGCATCTTTAATGACGCGAAAAAAAGCAATCTCTATTATGGAAGAAATTCCACTAATTCAACAAAGGAGATTGCACCATGAGAAAAATTGAAATGGAAGAAAGAACACTTCAGGTTGTAATGACTACAATGGGCAATATGGAATATGCGCGCGGTAAATCTAGTGGGCGCAAGAACACATTGCAATTGATGAATCAGGCTATGACTTGGAGCGGAATTTCAAACGAGACAATACAGCACATTATGCAAGCTTATCAACAGCTTGAAAAAGTGGATAAGTTGTAAATTTTTAAAAGCCCTTGCGTTTTTCTTTTGCTCCGTTTTCTCAAAAATTCCTAAAAATTCACATTATTTCCTAAAAACTCACGCGAGAAAAACATCCCCTTTTATGGGAGGAATAGAATGTGTCTCAAGACGTGCTATTCCTCTTATTTTTGGAGGTTGTATCATGCTCGAAAATAAATTCAAGACAGGATTGGTAAAGGAACTGAAAGAACGCTTTCCAGGCTGTAAGGTTGTCCATTTAGATCCTACGGAGATTCAGGGTATTCCCGATCTCTTAGTTCTTTATGGTAAAACCTGGGGCGCACTGGAAGGCAAGAAGTCAGCGACTGCATCCCATCGTCCAAATCAGGACTATTATGTTCGGCAAATGGACGAGATGAGTTTTGCTTCCTTTATCTATCCTGAAAATAAGGAGGAAGTTCTTAATGAACTGGCAAGATCATTCGAGGCTCACGGGGAAACATGCCCTCCTCGGAGCAAGTAACTATCATTGGTTAAACTATGATGCAGATAGGCTGACCAATGCCGTTCTTAATTATCAGGCGAAAGAACGAGGAACCCGCCTGCACGCGTTTGCAGCTGAGTGCATTGCTCTTAAGCAAAAGTTGCCAAAGAGCAAAAAGACATTAAATACCTATGTGAATGATGCCATTGGCTTCCGCATGGATACTGAACAAGTCCTCTATTATAGCGACAACTGCTTCGGAACCGCAGATGCAATTACATTCAACGACGGTTTCCTTCGCATTCACGATCTCAAAACTGGAGCTGTTCCTGCACACATGGAGCAGCTCTATATTTATACCGCTCTTTTCTGTCTGGAGTACGGATACGACCCGAAAGATATTCGGATAGAAACCCGTATCTACCAGAACGATGAAATCTGGATCGAGAATCCTACTGAAGATGAAATCAATCCGATCATTGCTAAAATCAAAGAGTTTGATCCGATTATCACTGATATTTTGTTAGGAGTGGCAGCATGAACCCGATTGAAAAAGACCTTCGTTCTTATTTTGGCATTACCTCTGAAAGTAATATTCTGGAGCATTACGGTACGAAACGCCATTCCGGGCGTTATCCCTGGGGCTCTGGTGATAATCCGTATCAGCATTCTGGTGATTTTTTGTCCCGGGTGAAAGAATTAAAAAAGAAAGGCCTCTCTGAAAAAGATATTCTGGAAACTATCAATAATTCTCTTCCCGATGAATATAAAATGGGGCTTACAGAGTTTAGAGTAGCTCAGCGGACGGCTACACATGAACGCCAAGCATTGGAGTACGACAAGATTCGTGCTCTAAAAGAAGATGGTCTTGGATGGAAAGAAATTGGTGATAAACTAGGGATGAGCGAATCTAGTGTTCGCTCTAAATATAATGGCAACATTAGTAAAAAAGAACAACGTGCTGTAAATATCGCAAATACATTGAAGGCTGAAGTCGATAAAAAAGGTATAATTGACATTTCTGAAGGAGCAAATTCTGTTTTAGGAATAACTCAAACGGAGTTGGATGAGGCCGCATACAAGTTAGAGGCCGAATATGGCTATAAGCGCTACGGTGTGGGCATCAAGCAGCCTACCAATCCTCGCCAGCAAACGAACATTACAGTTCTTGCGAAGCCTGAATTTGATCAGAAATATGCTTATCAGCATCAGGATCAGATTGATTCTCTTGGAGACTATCATTCTGATGATGGTGGAGAGACCTTTACAAAACTTCAGCGTCCGTCTAGTCTGGATTCCAGTCGTGTCGCTATTCGATATGGTGATGAAGGCGGTCTGGATAAAGACGGTGTTATAGAGATTCGCCGCGGGGTTCCTGACCTTGACCTCGGAAAAAGCCACTATGCACAGGTTCGTATCCTCGTTGACGGTGACCATTATCTGAAGGGCATGGCTGTCTATTCGGATGATCTGCCGGATGGTGTGGACGTGATGTTTAACACCAATAAGCCTTCCGGTACGCCCAAGATGAAGGTTCTCAAGGAAGCAAAAGCTGATCCTGACAACCCGTTTGGCGCGGCCATCAAGGCCAACGGCCAGAGCATGTACATCGGCGATGACGGAAAAGAGCACCTCTCACCGATCAACAAGCTGAAAGAGGAGGGCGACTGGGATACGATGTCCCGGAACGTCTCTTCTCAGTTCCTTTCCAAGCAGCCCAAGAAGCTGATCGAGAACCAGCTCAACCTTACCGTCGCGGATTACAAAGCCCAATATGATGAAATCATGCGGTACGATAATCCTACGGTCAAAAAGAAGCTGCTCAACGATTTTGCCGATACGGTTGAAGGAACATCCATGACCCTGAAGGCATCTGCTTTCCCGGGCCAGTCCACAAAGGTTATACTGCCGATCAGTAAGATCAAGGAGACAGAGGCTTATTGCCCCACCTATGAGAATGGCACCAGGCTTGCACTGATCCGTTACCCTCATGCAGGTACCTTTGAGATTCCCATCGTGACTGTCAACAACAAGAATGTCAGCGGCAAACGGAATCTCGGTGCAATTCAGGATGCTATCGGCATCAATGCAAAGGTTGCGGAACGGCTTTCGGGCGCTGACTTCGATGGCGACACGGTCATGGTAATCCCTGTTACCGACAAGGTCAACATCAAGTCCACCCGTGCATTGAAAGCACTGGAAGGATTCGATCCCAAGACCTCTTATGCAGTTCCTGAAGGCAATCCGAACAATGTCAGGCTGATGAAGAAAGAGGAGAAGCAGCGCGAAATGGGCGTGATCTCCAACCTCATCACTGATATGACATTGCGAGGTGCCGATGAGGACGAGCTTGCACGTGCGGTTAAGCACTCTATGGTCGTTATCGATGCAGAAAAGCATAAGCTGGACTATAAGCGTTCTGAGCGCGAGAATGGCATCCCCGAGCTGAAGCAGAAGTGGCAGATTCGTGTTGACGAAGAAGGAAACACTAAGTATGGTGGTGCATCCACGCTGCTGTCCCGGCGTAAGCAGACAGTACGAGTGCCGGAGCGTCGTGGCAGTGTCCGCATAGACAAGGAGACCGGTGAGTATATTTACAAGGAGAGCGGACGGACATTCACTGACCCCAAAAGCAGCAAGAAGCGTCTAGCGGAGGATACTGTCAGCCTGATTTCCGAAACGAAAGATGCTCGAACTCTGTCTTCTGGCACTGTTCAAGAGAACCTATATGCGGACTTCTCTAATAAGCTGAAGGCCATGGCCGCTCAAGCTCGAAAAGAAGCTGTTAATATGAAAGGACTCGAATACAGTGCTGAAGCTGCTAAAAAGTATGCCCCTGAAGTAGCTTCGCTGAAAGCTAAGTATGCAAATATGATCGCCAATAAACCCAAAGAACGCAAGGCGATGCTAATTGCTAATGCTAATATTAAGGCAAAGATTCAAGAGCAAGGTTTGAACCCCAACATTACAGAAGATAAAAAAGAGATTAAGAAAATCTCTTCTGTCGAAATGCAGCGTGCTCGTGATTCAGTTGGTGCAAGCGGACGCAGATCCAAGGTCACATTCACGGATAAGGAATGGGAAGCTGTTCAAGCTGGTGCAATTTCAGACAACATGCTGACGAAATTCCTTAATTCGTCTGATTCTGATGAAATTGTGAAGCGTGCAATGCCAAAGAATGCAACTGTTATGACTTCTGCAAAGATGTCCAAAGCAAGTGCAATGCTGCGAAGCGGTTATTCTTATGCCGAAATCGCAAAGGCTTGTGGCGTTCCTGAATCTACTGTTTATAGTGCACTCAATAAGTAACAATCTATCAAGAAAGAGGCTTTGAATTATGGTTCGATGCTTTCTTACCACCTTTGACAACCCGTACAGTCCGTATGAGGAGTTTGAAAAGTGGTACCAATATGACGTTGATCATGGCTACAACTCTTCTGGTTTGCTTATGAGGATCGCCGAGACCTCCTCTCAGTTCACGGACAACGAAAATGCCTATGAAATTGAGAAAGCAATCGACAAGATTGTTGCTGCTGATCCAATAAACATTTACAAAAAGCTCAAAATCAATGTATCTGACGAAGATACGCTAGGCCAAACTGCGTAAACCATAGGGAGGGGGTCTCAAAATCGGCACCCCCTCTCAAATCGCACCGGTCTTTGATATTTCCCCGGAGGGAAAATTGATATTTTGGGCTTTAAGGCTCCGACAGCGAAAGCTGCCGATTATATTTGTCTAAACTCTCGATACCTGTATCCACAGCAGGTGTTAAGATTTACAGTCATATGGGAAATTGCCGAGGTTCTGGGGTGTAGACTGGGGCTTCGGCAGTTTTTGCAAGGGCTCATGGGAGTAGTATCCTCCTATATATTTGGGTTCAGGGCTTTCACGATGTTCAACCTCCATTGGGCATGATCTGCTTTTTCTTCTCCTTTCAAATGAGACAGGCTTAACTGGTACTACTGCGACTCCCATGAGCCCTTGCAAAAGCAAAATAAGAATGTGAAACGAGGCTATTGCAATGAAACCTAAGAAGTCTGCTCCGGGCGAAATGTCGGCTGCAACTTCGCGGCCTGCAAGCACCCCGGAAGCACAAGAAAACTATATGATCAATCTGGCGATGAAGCTGGTTGAGAAAAGACTGCTGGAAGGTACGGCATCCAGCGCTGAGACGACCCATTTTCTGAAGCTGGCGACTTCCAAGAACGAGTTGGAGAAAACAAAGCTGGAAGAGGAAAACAAGCTGCTGCGGGCAAAGACCGAGACACTACAGAATGCAAAGCACTCTGAGGAGATGTACGAAAAGGCCATTGCTGCTATGAAGAAATACAACGGCCTGGGAGAGGATGACGAGTATGAGTGCTGATGAGGTATTTCGCATCATGATTCTCAGTGCGATCCCGCTGCTGATCATTGAGATTTTTATTGGGGTCAATTCTATCGGGGCGAATCGGCGATTTGATGCAATCCTTACAGCCATAGCATACGTTACGGTCGGCTTTTTGCTGTGTGGCGAGCTTATGGTGGTATGTGGGTATATTTGAGGGATCTGCGCATGATTACAATTGTGTTGGACGGGCGGTGCCTGGTTATAGCGGGTGCGATCCTTAATCTGATTGGGTTGTTTGCTGTTTTTATGACAGATTCCGGATACATCGAGGACGATATCAACCATTATATATTATACCTGCTGATCGTGGCAGCAACTATGCTTGTCATTGTGGGTATTGGTATTAGGTGGTAAAAAGGTGATGGCTATGACACGGGAAGAATTGAAGAGATTGTGGCATCTTCTCGTGTATCAGTCAGGCGAGCCGTTAAAAGACGGCTTAGCAGTTATCGTAAATGATAAGAGTGATGAAAGCGCTTATGAAAAGCTACACGGAACTTTGTACGCTGCCGACATACGAGGAGAGGCTGGAGTATTTACAGCTGCACGGGGAAGTTGGGAGAGACACCTTTGGGTTTGACCGATGGCTGAACCAGGACTTCTATCAATCGAGAGAGTGGCGGCAGTTCCGAGACAGGATCATCGCCCGGGACATGGGATACGACCTGGGGTGCAAAGACCATCCGATCACAGACTGGGTGCTGCGGGACGGAAAGCCGATCCGACCGAGGATCTCGATCCACCACATAAACCCCATAACAAAAGATGACGTTCTCCAGCACAGTGAAAAGCTGCTTGACCCGGAGAACGCCATTTGTGTTTCGGCGGCAACGCACAAGGCGATCCATTACGGCACCGGTCAAAATAAGAATATGCTGGATGGTGAACGGAAGCCGGGCGACACCTGCCCATGGAGGAAATGAGTATGTACCAGAAAAAAGCATTTAACCGGAGAGAGCAGGACTACGCCATGGGGCTGCGGCGGAAGCTGGAAGAGGCGGAGGCGAGGCTCCAGCACCTTGCACCGAGCCGCGCGAGAAGCCTGGCGCTGACCAAGCTGGACGAAGCACTGCTCTGGGCGAACGTGGGCATTGCGGAAGCCGGACTCCAGCAGGGCTATACGGTTGCGCCGCGGAATAAGGGCTTTGACTTTGACGATGCTCTGGCGACAAATGTGGATGGGCAGCAGGTGCGGGCAGCACGGGCCAGGGATATTACGTTTGATGGGATGAAGATCACCCCGGACAGCGTGGAGAACCACAGTGCTCTGAAATCCGGGCTGGACACCATTGATCACCAGAAGCTGACCGATATTGTTGAAGCTGCTGCACAGAAAGAAGCGGCCATGGGCAAGGACGGCGCGCCCCACCATCTGGCCGAACTGGAACTACTGGCGAGGGCTCAGAAGGACTGGTACTACGCCATGATGAGCTACATTATGGGTGGCGACAGTGATGCCGAGGAGGAATCAAAATGAATTCGATCCTGACGAGCGTGAAGAAGCTGCTGGGCATTGCCGAGGAGTGCACCGACTTTGATGCGGACATCATCATGTACATCAACATGGCGCTGTTTGCACTGGTGCAGATGGGCGTGGGGCCCGGCGAGGGATACGCCATTTCCGGGAAAGAAAACGAATGGACGGAGTTCGTTGCCGACCCGGTGAAGGTGGAAGCGGTGAAGGCTTACGTGGCCGTGAAGGTACGGCTGCTGGGCTTTGACCCGCCCCAGAGCAGCACCACCATGGAAGCGCTGAAGAATACCGCCTCCGAGATGGAATGGCGGCTGAACGTGGAGCATGACAACACATGGGACGGACAGTAGCAGCGCGATGGGTGGAGCACTGGATGGAAACACCGGAGAAAAAGGACTGGTTTGGGCGAGTAACGCAGGATATCTGCAACGGATGCGCCCGACAGGGAACATGCGAATGCCCGGATGATATCCGATGCTTTTACACCCTGGACAAGCCCTTTTACCGGTCCAAAGCCTGAACGAGCGAAACGGAGCAAGACGAGGAACCAAAATGGCATTATCGAACACGGCCACGCCGATCTACTACGGCCGTTTTCGGGAGGCCGTGATGCGTGGCGAAATACCCGTATGCCGGGAGATTGCCATGGAGATGGAGCGGATCGACGACCTGATCGCCAACCCGGGCATCTACTATGACGACAAGGCGGTGAACGGCTTTATCTCCTTTTGCGAGGATGAGCTGACCCTGACCGACGGCACCGACGTGAAGCTGCTGGACAGTTTCAAGTTATGGGCCGAAGAGATCTTTGGGTGGTACTACTTTGTGGAACGAAGCGTCTTTGTGCCGAACGAGCGCGGAGGCGGCGGACACTACGAGACCCGGCGGCTGAAAAAGCGGCTGGTGACAAAGCAGTACCTCATCATTACCCGATCGGCCGCGAAGACCATGTATCTGGAGTTTTTGCAGGCGTACTTCCTGACGGCATACACCACCACGACCCAGCAGCTGACCACCGCCCCGACCATGAAACAGGCCGAGGAGGTTCTGGCACCCTTCCGCACCGCATTGGCGCGGGCAAAGGGGCCGGTATTCCAGTTTATGACCGAGGGCAGCCTGCAAAACACCACCGGCTCCAAAGCAGACCGGGTGAAGATGGCTTCCACCAAGAAGGGCATCGAGAACTTTTTGACCAACAGCCTGCTGGAAGTGCGCCCGATGACCATTGAGAAGCTGCAAGGACGGCGCGACACTGTGGCGACCGTGGACGAATGGCTCTCCTGCGACATCCGGGAAGACCCCATTGGTGCCATTGAACAGGGCGCGGCCAAGAACGAAAATTACCTCATCGTGGCGGCTTCCTCCGAGGGCACCGTGCGCAACGGCTGCGGCGATGACATCAAAATGGAGTTGATGAGCATCCTGAAAGGGGAGTACGTCAACCCCCATGTGTCCATCTGGTATTACAAGCTGGACTCCATTGAGGAAGTGGGTCAGCCGGAGATGTGGCTGAAGGCCAACCCGAACCTGGGCAAGACCGTGAGCTACGAGACCTACCAGCTGGACGTGGAGCGGGCGGAGAAATCCCCCAGCGCCCGGAACGATATCCTGGCCAAGCGCTTCAACCTGCCCATGGAGGGCTACACCTATTTCTTCCCTTACGAGGAGACCCTGTGCCACAGGAAGAGAAGTTTCTGGCAGATGCCTTGTGCCATGGGGGCGGACCTTTCCATGGGCGACGACTTCTGCGCCTTTACCTTCCTGTTCCCGCTGGCCAACGGATATTTCGGGGTCAAGACGAGGGACTACATCACATCCTACACCCTCAGCCAGCTTCCGGCTTCGAGACGGCAGCAGTATGAGGAATTTATGCGGGAAGGAACCCTGTTCGTGTTTGATGGCACGGTGCTGGACATGATGCAGGTGTACGATGACCTGGACAACTTTATCATGGAGAACGAGTACGACGTGCGGGCGTTTGGCTATGACCCCTACAACGCACAGGAGTTCGTGAAGCGCTGGGGCGATGAAAACAGCACCTTTGGCGTTGTGAAAGTGATCCAGGGCGCAAAGACCGAAAGCGTGCCGCTGGGTGAGCTGAAAAAGCTGAGCGAACAGCGGAAGCTGCTGTTTGACGAACAGCTGATGCAATTTGCCATGGGCAACTGCATTACGCTGGTGGACACCAACGGCAACCGGAAGCTCTACAAACAGCGGCAGGATCAGAAGATCGATGCCGTGGCGGCCATGATGGACGCTTACGTGGCGTGGAAACAGAACCGGGATGCGTTTGAGTAAAGGAATAAAATGAGAAGGGATGAATGTATTTGGCGCTGGAGAAATCCAGATGAGCTTTATCATTATGGTATCAAAGGCATGAAATGGGGCGTGCGGAGAACTCCGGCTCAGCTGGGACATAAACCCTATACAGATAAACCTGAACGTGCTAAAATAAACTCATCGGTATTACGAAGAGCTGTGCAAAAGGGTGAAGTTAGTCTTGCTATTCGGAAAAGCAAGCAATCGGAGCATGACCGTAATTCGCCTTTGTATAAGCAAGGCAAAAGCTACACCTATTTTAGTGCTGATAAAGCACAGCGCTATATTTTAAGGCTTCATGGAACAGGAACGCTGATCTCTTCAAATAAGGGTGAATGGGTAAAGAAAGAGCGTGTTCGATCTGACGAGCCAATTGGCGTATATGTTGATTTGGATGGCGCTGAACATGAAACCCATAACGCGCTCATTATTTATTCCAATAAGGGTACACATATTTATCCAGTAAGAGAGGATGTGACATCGTGAAACTGAGAGCTTATGAAGGAAAAAGAGTGACGGTAATCACTTCTGATGGAAAGAAATATTCTGGAGTGGTGACGGATTATATTTTTCCAGAGGATAATGAGCCTGAAGGAATCGAAAGCATCATTCTTGATGGTGAATTAGAGATTACTGGCCCTGAAATTGTTGCAATTAAATAAAGAAACATGATAGTGCATCAGCTTAACGGCTGGTGCATTTTTTTGTTTGCAAAGGAGGTAGAACATGACGGTATATAGCGATGAACTCTACCATTGGGGTATCAAAGGCATGAAATGGGGCGTGCGGCGCTACCAGAATAAGGATGGCACGCTTACTTCCGAGGGAAAGAAGCACTATGCGCAGGATCACGAAGACTATACACGCGCTCATACGAAGAAAAGCGTCCGTGAAATGAGCGACAGTGAGCTGAATGCGCGTATCAACCGATTGCAAAAAGAGCAGCAGTATAAACGGCTTACGGCTTCTCCCAGCAAGATCCAAAAAGCGATTAAAATTGCTGGGGCAACCGCCACGGCACTTGGGACTGTTACGACCCTTTACAACAATGGTTCTGCTGTGATGAAAATCGGTAAGAATATCGTTGAATCGGGTGCTTTCAAGAATGCGGTCGTCAGTGGAGCACTGGCTACAACGATGAAAGCACATGGCGCATGAGGAGGAAATATGTGGCAATGGAATGATGGAAGCATGGAGCTTTATCATTACGGCATTAAAGGCATGAAGTGGGGTGTACGGCGTTACCAGAACCCTGATGGTACTTTAACTGCGGCGGGAAAGAAAAAATATGGCGACCCTGATCGTAAGCTTACAAGTTATCAAAAAACAATGTATCGAATGGACTATGGCGTTAAAGGCGCAAACCGAATCGAAAAGGATTATTCCAAGGGAATGGATAAAAAGACCGCTGTGGAGAGAGAAAAGAAGCGAATTGCACGAGGAAAAGCTGTTTCAAGAGCGGTAGCAAGCGTATATGTCTATGACTATCTGACTGGAGGTAAAGTTAGTTCGGCTGCTAAAAATGCGGCCAAACATGCCGTAGCAAGGGCGCTCACAAATATGGCGGCGGAAAAAGCGTATAAGAACGAAACGAGAGGCCGTATGTACGCTCAATACACAGAAGTGTAAGCCGGAGGGAATCAAAATGACATCACAAACCTTTGGCTCCAGACTAAGACACGCCTGGAATGCGTTTTTGAACCGTGATCCCCCCGGAAGAAGCGGCGAAGGATACAGCTACCGGCCTGACCGGGTAAGGCTGAACCGAAGCAATGACCGGACGATCATGACAGCCATCAACACCCGCATTGCAATGGACGCTGCGGCAATTACCATCAATCATGTAAGGCTCGATGAAAACGGACGCTACGACGAAACCGTTGATTCGGGCCTTAATTCTTGCCTGAACCTTTCCGGCAATAAGGACCAGACGGGCCGGGCACTGCGATATGACATGTTCCTTTCCATGCTGGACGAGGGATGCATTGCGCTGGTGCCAATTGACGTGGACTACGACGGGAAGACCGGTAAGACCCGGATCGAATCCATGCGGGTTGGAAGGGTGCTGGAATGGTACCCGGACGACGTGCGGCTGGAAGTGTACAACGACCGGACCGGACGGAAAGAGGAGATCACCCTGCCGAAGACACAGGTGGCCCTGGTGGAGAACCCGTTCTATGCCGTGATGAACGAGCCCAACGGCACGGTGCAGCGCCTGATCCGGAAACTGAACCTGATGGACGTGATCGACGAGCAGGTGGGCAGCGGCAAACTCGACCTGATCATCCAGCTGCCCTACGTTGTGAAGGGTGAGACCCGGAAGAAACAGGCCGAAGAACGGCGGGCACAGATCGAACAGCAGCTCGCCGGTTCCAAATACGGCATTGCCTACACCGATGGCACGGAGCATATCACGCAGCTGAACCGCAGCCTCGAAAACAACCTTCTGAAGACCGTGGAATACCTGACCAACATGGCATACAGCCAGTTGGGTATCACCCCGGAGATCATGAACGGTACTGCTTCCGATGCTGTGATGACCAACTACGAGAACCGCACCATCGAACCCATTGTGGCGGCTGCCGTGGACGAGATCCGGCGAAAGTTCCTGACCGAGGACGACCGGGCGAACCGGGAATCCGTGATGTACTTCCGTGACCCGTTCAAGCTGACCCCTGTTTCCGCCGTTGCCGAAATGGCCGACAAGTTTACCCGCAACGAGATCATGACCTCCAACGAGTTCCGGCAGGCCATTGGCATGAAACCCAGTAAGGACCCCAAGGCAGATGAACTGCGGAATGCAAACATCAGCCAGAGCAGCGAGGAAATTGCGGCACAGAACAAAACAATCACGGCAGGGCGGGATGCCGTAGAGAGGAGTATTGCAAATCAAAATGGTTAATTTTGACTACGATTGCAGCGGCTGGGCGACGAAAGCGAACGTCCGATGCTATGACGGGCTGGTGATCGCGCAGGATGCCTTTAAGGAGTGCAGTGGCAAGGTTGTGCCCATGGTGTACAACCACGACCACTCCAACGTGGACAACGTGATCGGCCACTGCCTGCTGGAGAACCGGCCCGGCGGCGTGTACTGCTATGCCAAATTCAACGACACCGATACCGGCAAGACCGCAAGACAGTGCGTGGAGAGCGGCGACCTGAGCGCCTTTTCCATTTTTGCCAACGGCCTGAAGAAGGTGGGCAGCACCGTGAAGCACGGCTTTATCCGGGAAGTGAGCCTGGTGCTGGCCGGATGCAACCCGGGTGCCCTGATCGACGAGGTGGTAAAGCACAGCGCCGATGAGGACTACGAGGGCGGCGAGGCCTTTATCTACAACGAGGACGGCCTGAGCCTGACCCACGGCATGGACCCCGAGGGCAACCCGCTGGAAGACCTTACACACAGTGCGGACAGCGGCGATGCCGTGACCGACGATGAAGCAACACAGGAGGAAGCCAAAATGGCGGACGAAAAGAACATGAACAAAGAAGAGACCGTTGAGGATGTGTTCAACACTCTGACGGAGAAGCAGAAAAATGTCGTATACGCGATCATTGGCTCTGTTATGCCCAGTAAAAAGGACGATGACGGTGAGGAGGACGATACCGTGAAGCAGAATGTTTTCGACAAGGATACCAACGCAACCGTGCTGAAGCACAGCATCGAAGAGATCAACAACGTGGTCAAGACCGCAAAGAGCCACGGCACCATGAAGGCTGCCTTTGAGGATGCCGGCATGGACAGTGACGAGCTGGCCCACAGCATCGACAACATCGACTGGCTGTTCCCTGAGGATCACCTGCTGGACACCACGCCCCGCATCATCGACAAGCCCGACGACTGGGTGAGCGTGGTCATGGGCGCTGTGCACCACATTCCCTTCAGCCGGTTCAAGAGCATGTTTGCTGACCTGACCGAGGAGGATGCCCGCGCAAAGGGTTACATCAAGGGCAACTTCAAGAAGGAAGAGGTCTTTGGCCTGCTGCGCCGCTCCACCAGCCCCACCACCGTGTACAAGAAGCAGAAGCTGGACCGCGACGACGTGATCGACATTACCAGCTTTGACGTTGTGGCATGGCTGAAGCAGGAGATGCGCCTGAAGCTGAATCGTGAGCTGGCTCTGGCTTACCTGCTGGGCGACGGCCGTCTGGCTGCTTCTGAGGACAAGATCGATGAGAACTGCATCCGCCCTGTGTTCAACGACGCAGACCTGTTTACCATCAAGGTCCAGTGCAAGACCACCGGCCTGACCACCGTGGAGGACAAGTACAAGGCCCTGATCAAGCAGATCCGGCGCAGCCGCAAGGAGTACCGCGGCTCCGGCACTCCCACCCTGTTCACCACGGAGGACGCTCTGGCCGAGATGCTCCTGCTGGAGGACGGCATCGGCCGCCCGCTGTATGCTGACGAGGCTGCTCTGGCCCGCACGCTGCGTGTGAAGAACATTGTGACCATCCCCGAGATGGAGGGCCGTAAGGGTGCCAAGGGCGGTGACCTGGTCTGCCTGATCGTAAACCTGGCCGATTACACCGTGGGTGCAGACAAGGGCGGTGCTGTTTCCATGTTCGACGACTTCGACATCGACTTCAACGCCCAGAAGTACCTGATCGAGACCCGCTGCTCCGGCGCTCTGACCATCCCGTTCAGCGCCATGGCTGTTGAGTGGGCTGCTTAAAGAGAAAGGATAGAACTATGCTGAATACCATCTACGAGACCGGTTATGACCTGCACGTGGCAAACTACATTGCCTATGGCCATTCCGACAACAAGCTGTACGAGGATGCCGCCCACACCACCGAGGTGAAGAAGGCAGATGCCGAGAAGGCATTCAAGCTGGGCCGCCTGATGATTAACGACGGCACCAACGTGCTCCAGGCTGTGGCAATGACCGCCACTGGCTTTATCACCTACGACGGCAGCGCTGCGGCAACCTGGACGGCAAAGGCCGAGGACTGAGTTTTCAGCCCTTTTAGTTAGTTGTAACTAATCAAAATGGAGTGAGAAGAGATGAAATACAGCGGAAAGCTTGGCTTTGCCGATGAGGTGGAGGAGACCGCCCCCAGCGTTTTTACCGAGAAGATGACGGAACGCACCTATTACGGGGACGTGCTGGAGTTTGGACGGCAGATGCAGATGGGGGACAAGGTGAACCCCGACATCACGGTTGGAAACCAGTTGAGCGTTCTGGCGGACCCGTTTGCAAACGACCATCTCTACGATCTCCGGTATGCGGTGTTTATGGGACAGAAATGGCAGGTGACCGGCGTGAAGGTACAATACCCGCGCCTGATCCTGACTTTGGGAGGGCTATGGAATGGAAGCACGGCTGAAGGTTGACACGCTCCTGCGCGAAGTGCTGAAGGAGAACGGAAAGTCGATCCACCTCTATTTTCAGCCGAAAGCGGGATTCCAGCTCCAGTATCCCTGCATCGTATACAGTGAAAACAAGATCCGAAACAACCATGCAAACGACAGGGTATACATCCAGCATCCGTTCTACACGGTGACTGTGATGGACAAAGACCCTGACAGCAAGATCAAAGCGGCCGTAAGTGTGTTGCCGAAATGCACCTACGACCGCTCTTTTGTTTCGGACGGATTATACCACACCGTTTTTACCATCTACATCTAAGGAGGAACTATATGTCCAGACTGATTTGGGACGCTGTCGGCGAAAAGTTTTACGAGATGGGCACCAAGATGGGTGTCCTGTATCCCATGAACAACACCGGCGCTTACGACAAGGGCGTGGCCTGGAATGGCCTGACCGCCGTGACCGAGAGCCCCTCCGGCGCTGAGGAGACCAAGCTCTACGCCGATGACATCAAGTATGCTTCTCTGCGCTCTGCCGAGGAGTACGGCTACACCATCGAAGCCTACACCTACCCCCCCGAGTGGGAGCCCTGCGATGGTTCCGCACAGGTGGCCAAGGGCGTTTCCATCGGCCAGCAGAAGCGCCAGGGCTTTGGTTTCAGCTGGGTGACCACCGTGGGCAACGACGTTGACGACGAGGTGGGCCAGAAGATCCACATTGCGTGGAACAGCACCGCTTCCCCCAGCGAGAAGAGCTACGCCACCATCAACGACAACCCCGATGCCATCACCTTCAGCTGGGAGTGCACCACCTCCCCCGTGAGCGTGACCGGCCACCGCCCCACCAGCCACATGGAGATCGACTGCTCCAAGCTGAAGCCCGCCACTGTGAAGCTCATTCAGGACAAGCTCTGGGGCACCGAGAGCACCGAGAGCACCGAGAGCGCCGAGGCGACCCTGCCCAACCCCGACGAGCTGATCAAGCTGATCACCGACAGCGAGGCTCAGGCGGCGTAAACCTCTCACCGCTTCGGTCTCGCCTTTGGCGAGCGCCTTGCGGAGCTCCCCTATTAGGGGAGCCAAGAATCAATGAACACAATAAAGGAGAAGAAAAATGCTGAAAAAGACGATGACCACCGTGGACTTTGGCGGTACTGAGCGGACGGAAGACTACTACTTCAATCTGACCCGTGCCGAGATCATGGAGATGGAGCTGACCACCGAGGGTGGCCTTGTGCAGATGATCAACCGCATCACTGCCGCCCAGAGCCAGCTGGAGCTTGCCAAGCTGTTCAAGCAGATCATCTGCAAGAGCTACGGTGTACTGAGCCCGGATGGCCGGAAGTTCATCAAGAACGATGCGGTGCTGGCGGACTTTATGTCCACCCAGGCCTACAGCGACCTGTACTACAAGCTGGCCTCCAACGGCGAGGCAGCGGCCGCATTCTTTGAGGGCATCCTGCCGGAGGACATGAAGGCAGAGACCCGGAAGGCCACCCCTGTGAGTACCCAGCCCGGCCTGATGGTGGCAACCGCAAGCGCCGTGGAGGCTCTCCCGACTGAAACGAAGGGCTGAGGCCTGCTTAGAAGAACATTCAAAATGGAGCGTGCTCTGAGAAGGGCACCTCAATGAACACACACCAGGGAGAGAAAGCAAATGATGACGCTTACGATACCGGGACAACAGCGGTGGAACGAAAAGACAGAGGAATTTGTCTACACGCCTGCCGTGGTCCTGAAGCTGGAACATTCACTGCTCTCCCTGGCTCATTGGGAAAGCAACTGGAACATCCCGTTCCTGAGCAATCTGGACAAGCTGACCGTGGAGCAGTGGCTGGACTACATCCGCTGCATGACGGTGACCAAGGGGGTAGACCCCGAAGTGTACGCCAGACTGACCCGGGAACAGTACCGTTCCATTAACGAATATATGGAAGCTCCCATGACCGCAACATGGTTCAGCGGGGAGCCGAGACCCAACGAACGAAAGACCGCAGGAAAGCCCCGGTCCAAACGACCGCCCCGGAAAAGCGGGACCGAGACCACGGCTGAGGTGCTGTACTGCCAGATGTTCAGCTTTGGCATTCCGAAAGAGTGCGAGAAGTGGCATTTGAACCGATTATTGACTCTGATCCGGGTATGCCAGGAGAGCCAGGCACCGGCGAAGAAGATGCGCAAGGGCGACCGGATGGCCCAGCAGCGGATGCTGAACGAGCAAAGAAAGGCCCGGCTGAAGACGAGAGGGTAAGATGCCGAAGGTGATCGTATTTCGCCAAAAGGGCGACTGGAAGAAGAGCCGGAAATTTTTGAAGCGATGCTCGAACCTGAACCTGGATGAGCTGCTTGACCGATACGGACAGGAGGGCGTGGAGGCCCTTGCGAAGGCGACCCCGAAGGACACGGGAAAGACGGCGGCAAGCTGGGGCTACACGGTGGCAAAGGGAAAAGAGAGCATCACCATTACATGGAGAAACTCCAACATCGTGGACGGTGTGCCCATTGCGGTGATCCTGCAATACGGACACGGCACACGAAACGGAGGATATGTAGAGGGCGTGGATTATATCAACCCTGCGATGCGGCCCATTTTTGAGCGGATCGCAGCAAGGGCATGGGGCGAGGTGAGGACAGAATGAGCCAGGAAGTAGACAGCCGCGTTGTTGAAATGCGGTTTGACAACGCAAATTTTGAGAAAAATACCAAACAGACCATCTCGACCATTGACCGGCTGATGGAGAAGCTCCAGTTCAAGGGAGCGGAAAAGGGCTTTGAGAAGCTGGACGCAGCCGCGAAGAACGTGGACTTTGCCACCATGCAGACGAGCCTTGACCGGCTGGAATCCAAGTTCTCGAGCCTGAACATCGTGGCCACCACGGCGCTGGTGAACATCACTAACAAATTTGTGGACGCGGGCGAGAAGCTGGTTAAGAGCCTGTCCATCGATCAGGTGGCCAGCGGCTGGGACAAGTATACCGAAAAGACCTCCAACGTTCAGACCATCATGAACGCCACGGGCAAGAGCATCGATCAGGTGAACGGCTACCTGAACAAGCTGATGTGGTACTCCGATGAGACCAGTTACAGCTTCAGCGAGATGACCAGTGCCCTTTCCCAGATGACGGCTGCGGGCGGCAACATTGACAAGATGATCCCCATGATCATGGGCATTGCCAACGCCACCGCAGACGCGGGTAAAACGGGCTTTGCGTTCCAGAGCACCATCCGGAACCTGACCCAGAGCTACAGCGCCGGACATTTGCAGCTTCAGGACTGGAAGAGCCTGAACCTGATGGGCACGGCCACCAAGGCCCTGAAGCAGGAGCTCATTGACACAGCGGTGGAGCTGGGTGTCATCAAAGAAGGCGAAGTGACCATCGCCAGCTTTGAGTCGAGCCTGCAGAAGAAGTGGGCCAACACTGAGGTCATGGAAAAGACCTTCGCAAAGTATGCTTCCATGATGGAGGCGGCCTATGAGCTGACCCAGAAGAACCCGGGCATGACCAGCTCGGAGGCGCTGGAACAGCTGAAAGGGCAGTACGGAGAGCTGGCAGAACGCGCCGCTCTCGCCGCCCAGCAGGCCACCAGCTTCGCACAGGCCATCGACTCGACGAAAGACGCTGTCAGTTCAAAATGGATGGGCGTGTTCGAGACCTTCTTTGGCAACAAGGAAGAGGCCACCGAGACCTGGACGGAGCTGGCCAACCGGCTGTACGACATTTTCGTGCCCAGCATCGACGGGCTGAACGAGCGGCTGAAAGACGGACTGAACAGCGGATGGAATAAACTGCTTGAAAATGAGCTGGGCGATCAGGCAGACGTATACGCGTATACCATGGAGCAGGTGGCACTGGCTTCCGGCGCGATCACTGAAAAGCAGATCTCCGATGCAGGTAGTTTTGGCGAAGCCATCAAACAGGGAGGCATCAGTGCAGATCTTTTGAAAAAAGGCCTGGATGAAGCACAGGCAAGTGCAGAGAAGATGCTGACCCTGAGCGATGCCGAATTGAAGGCGCGAGGGCTTGAGCGGGAAGAAATTGAGAAACAGGCGAGCGCATTTGAAGAACTGAATCAAAAGGTTCAAAATGGAACGCTTGATCTGGAAGGATACTCGAAACAGATCAGGGAACTCTCGGGACGAGAGCATCTGATGCAGAGCCTGTGGAACCTGATGGATGCAGTGAGTGCCATAGTGAAGCCCATCCATGAGGCATTTCAAGATATTTTCCCGCCAAAGACAGGCGAGGAGATCAAGAGCTTTGCACAATGGCTAGACAGCATCACAAAGAAACTTATCATCAGTGATGATACGGCAAAGAAGATCAAGACAACCGCAGAGGGCGTATTCTCTGTTTTGCGGGTCGGGAAAGATATTCTGGGAGGCATCATTTCTGGTGTGGCACGGGTTCTGAACCTGACAAAGCCTTTGGCTGATATTCTGTTGGATGCGGCATCGGCGGCCGGTGAATTTGCTTCGGAGATCACGAAAGGGATTCACCCGCTGGATACCATTGGTACTTGGGTGACCAATTTTGTGGATGCAGCTGCCCCGGTGCTTTATTCTTTTGGATCTGTTGCGGACAAGATCTTTATGCAGTTTGCTCAGGGTGCGAAAGAAGCATTCAACGAATTTGACCCAGAGAAACTGAATCAGTTTATTCTGGGCGGCATGGGAGCCAGTATGTTGGTCTCCATCAAGGAGTTCTTTGAAAGCATCAAGTCCATCGGCTCCAGTGCAAAGGACGTGGTCGGCGGTATCAAAGACTGCATCGAATCTCTGGGCGAAGCAATCGATGCGTGGAAATCAGCCAAGAAGGCAGACACCATGATGACGATTGCAAAGGCTGTGGCATTGATGGCCGGTTCACTGGCCGTGCTCTCCATGGTGAAAGCAGACCGGCTTGGTGCTGCGATCGGTGCACTGACTGTTACGTTCGGTGAACTGCTGGGTGTGATGGCAGTGATGACCCAGCTGACGAAGAACGTGCAGAGCCTGAAGCTGAGTGTTCTCGCCGGTGGAATGGTGGCAGTTTCGGCAGCCGTTCTGGTCCTTTCGGGTGCGTTGAAAGTCATTTCGACCATTGACTCGGATAAGCTGCTAGGAAGTGTGGCAGCACTTGGCGGCGTGATGGCAGAGCTGACATTAGTCGCAGGCATTCTCTCGAGAGATGGAGGGCGGTTCACCAAGGGTGCTGCGGGCATGATCGCTTTTGCGGCAGGCATCCGTATCCTGGCATCCAGTGTAAAAGCCTTAGGTGGCCTGAGCGTGACAGCACTTGCTAAGGGGATTGCCGGAGTGGGAGCACTGTGCGCCGAGCTGATGAATGGCACGAAATTCGGCATTGGGAAGGGCACCGGCTTTGTACTGATGGCTGCATCCATGGAGATCCTTCAGGATGCAGTTGCGAAGTTCGGTGAGATGGATAACGAGGCAGTCGTTCATGGCCTGACATCGATCGGTGGCGCATTGGTTATTTTTGTTGCTGCTATGAACCGCCTGAAAGGGGGGATTGGCAGTGCAATCAGCCTGACCATGATGGCTGCGGCAGTGAATCTTCTGGTTCCGGCATTCCAGGGGCTTGGAAATCTGAGCTGGGAAGCAATTGGTAAAGGACTGCTGACCATTGTGGGTGCTTTTGTGGTGCTGGGTGGCGCGGCAGTCATACTTTCGCCTGTAACGCCGGTCATTGTGGCATTAAGCCTCTCGCTAAGTGCACTGGCCCTGAGCCTTGGTGCACTGTTGGCATTGAGCTCTGCCGCAAACTTTGTACAGAATCTGGCATCCAGCCTAAGTTTGCTGAACGGCCTGAATTTCCAGGTATTTTTGAACGGCATCAAGGCACTGGCATGGACGCTGGTCGAATTTATCGCCGGTGTTTTCCAGGGTCTGGCCGAGGTGGCAAGCAGTCTGGTGACTTCAATCGCCAAAATCATCAAGGCTATCTGCAACGCGATCATTCTGGCGGCCCCCTCGATCGGACAGGCGCTGTATGTTTTGGGCACAACTGTGATCGATACGGTGGTGAGCCTGACAGAGTATATCTGGGAGAAAATCGAGCCAGCACTGAACGACCTCTGGACGAAATTCACGACCTGGGCAGGGAGCCACAACCCGCTCGACCCGAAAAACTGGGGCGGGCAGGATAAGGGCGTTTCGGCCCAGACATTCGTGCTGCCTTTTGCGGATATTCTGGATGAGCTGAAAAACGGCGATTCCATGATGGCGGGCATCTATCAGGCATTTGCAGGCATCGGTAAAAATGCAAGCGAGGGCATGAAAGAAGGCCAGCTTGACGGTAAGAAGGAAGCCGCAGATGCTTCAGAAGAAGTTGCGAATGCGGTCATTGAGACCAGCAAAACGACTTTCGATTCTCATTCTCCCTCCCGGGTGATGGCAGAACTTGGCCGGTATGTGACCGTGGGACTGGCGGAAGGCATTGCCGACCCGAGTGCACTGGCACAGGCCAAGGCGAACATGCTGAACGTGGCTTCTTCCATCCGAAGCGTATTTACGACATTCTGGGGCATCCATTCGCCCAGTGACCTGGCAGCAAGCGACAGCGAGAACATTCTCGAGGGCGCACTATTGGGTATCGGTGACAAGCAAAAACAGGAAGAACTCCGGCAGGCAAGCTATTCTGGCGCGTTGGTGATGAAGGACGGCTTCCTCCAGGCTATCGACGAGACGACCCTTGCGATCCAGAAGAAGATGCCTGAGCTCTACAATGCGTTCAAGCTGAGCACCCTGCACCCTGGCAATCTAATTTATCAAAATGGATTGTCTACCGCGATGGATGAGTTCAGCGATGCAATGGATGATGCAATTGTCATCCCCGGCAAAACCGGCCTGAAGAAAGCGGGCAGCAGCCGGAACGCAACAAAATCCGAAATTGCAAATGCCAAGCAGGGAAACGCGGATGCCCAGAAGGCACTGAACGATCCGTATGGCATCCTCGGTAACTGGTGGCAGAAAGCACAGGACGCTGTGGCCGACGCAGTCACCCCGACCAGTTCCACGAAATCCAAAGCTTCCAAATCCGGCAAATCGCTGGCGGACACGCTGGCGAGTGCCTACTCTGACCAGCTGAAAGCTAACAAGGCTGACATGACCAACGCTTCCAACGAGTACGCGCTCTGGGAAGTGACGGGAGGCGACACGGCCACGGTGGAAGAGCTCATCACCAAAAAGACCGAGAGCCTGACAAGGGCGATCGAGCTCCAGACCGAACGGGTGGCCATTGCGAAAGAGCAGTACGACATCCTGCTGGCCAAGGTGGGCGCGAACAACAGCAAGACCAAGGACGCATACGGCACCCTGCTGAGCGAACAGAAGACCCTTGCGGAGCTTCAGAGAAGCAAGCAGGACAGCATCCTGAAGGTCATTCAGGAGCGGTACGAGACCGATGCCAAGACCGCGGAGGACGAATACGAACTGTGGAGCGCCCTGTACGAGGACAGCGCCGAGGTGACCGAGAAGTCCAACAAGAAGATCGACTACATCAACCGGAAGATCAAGAACCAGGCGGAGATCCTGCTGGCCACCGAGAAGGAGTACATCGCCATCAAAAACGAGTTCGGCGAGGCAAGCCAGAAGACCCAGGCGGCATACCAGCAGTATCTGGAGGCACAGACCGAACAGCAGAAGCTCATCAACGAGCTGAATCAGGCCCAGTTGGATGCCTACGACAGCAAGGTCTCCTACCTGGAAAAGCAGGAGAAGCTGGTGACCAACCGCCAGAACATGCTGGCCAAGCTCTACGGCGACGGGGACCTTGCGGGCCGGGAGGACGCTTACAAAGCTGCCGTTGAACAGTACGGAGCCGACAGCGTCCAGGCACGGAAAGCAGCTACCCAGGGCACCATGACCGCCATCATCGGCGTGGGCACGGCACTGGACAGCATGAGCTACAGCCTGAAGAAGGTGACGAACAAGCAGCTGAAGTACGACGAGGCTGTGAAGAAGTTTGGCAAGAACAGCGAGACCGCACTGGATGCACTGGCAGACCTGCAAAGCGAACAGTACAACTTTGTGGGCTTTGCGGAGAATCTGGCGGATGCCTTTGAGCTGGACGACTCCGGCAAGCGGATGATGATGCAGCTGGGCTACTCCATCTCGAAGAACTGGCGGCCCATTCAGGAGGGCTTCAACAGCGTCTGGGCACAGGTGCAGAAGAGCGCCCCGGAAATGGCCTCGAAGCTCAGCAGAGCCTTTGGCGTGGCCACCAAGGACGGCGTGACCAACGTGATCACCGACCTTTTGGGCACCATTACCGCCCTTGTGAGCGGCGACTGGGGCGGGGCAGTGACCGGCGGCATTACCACCGTGCTGGACTTTATGGGCACGGAGTTCGGCCGCCTGTTGATGAGCAAGGGCATGAACGCTCTGCTGGGACTGCCCGAAGCCTTCAGTGCGCTGGCCCAAGGCGGCGGTACCCTGAAGGTGATGGGACAGGTGGTCAAGGTGACCGGCGTGACCGAGAACCTTGGCAGCATCCTTGGCAACATGAGCGGTCTGCTGGGCTCTGCCACGGGCGGCACGGGACTGCTGGGAGAAGCACTGGGCGGTCTTGGCAGCATCGGCGAGATGATCACCGGTTCCGGCGGCTTACTGGGCGGTCTGGGCGAACTGGGCAGCACTCTGATGAGTGTGCTGGGTTCCATTGGCCCCGAAGGCTGGCTCATTGGTGCGGCCATTGTGGGCGGCGGACTGCTGATCGCCAACTGGGACAAGATCGGTGATTTCTTCAGCGGGTTCTTTGACTGGCTGGGGAATGCTTTCTCGAACCTGTGGGACTGGATCAGCAACGGCTTCAAAGGTCTGGTGGACGTGGGCGCAAATCTCGTCTCGGGCCTGTGGAACGGCATCACCAGCGCGGCAGGAGCAGTCTGGGACGGCATCACCAGCTTTGGCGGTGCCATCGTGGACGGCTTTTGCAGTTTCTTCGGTATCCATTCGCCCAGCCGCGTGATGGCAGGCATCGGCGAGTACCTGACACTGGGACTGGCGCAGGGTATCACCGACGAGACCGATTCGGTGGTACAGGGCGTGAAGGACGTGAGCGACACTGCTCTTGCCACCATGACGAACCTTGCCCAGCGGGTGGGCGACATTGCCAGCGACGACTTCGAGTATGAACCCAGCATTCAGCCCGTAGTGGACATGAGCGACGTTCAAAATGGAGTGGACTGGCTGAACGACACCTTGTTCCAGAACGGCACGGTGGCCCTGAATGCAGAGCGCACCGCAGGCCTTGCCGCCAACGTGGTGCGCAGAGCCGAGGCGACCAAGGCCCAGCAGGAAGAGGCGAACCGGGTTGACCCGAAGGCAAACTCCAACGCCGACATCGTTTCGAGCGTGGAGGCACTGGGCGAGCACATCGACAGCATTGCCCGGGCTGTGGCCAACATGAAGGTCCAGATGAACGGCCGGAAACTGGTGGGCGAGATCATCAACGATGTGGACGAGGGGCTGGGGAAGATCAACCGGAGGAACAACCGATGATGGGACGGAGCGCAACTGACCCGGCGCTTTCCTCAAAGATCCCCACCTTTGCGGGGCTTATTTTTAAGGTATATGACAATGCAGGGACTTCCCGGGAATACAGCACGAGAGACTTCAACCTGATCCCCCTGAACCCCCTGCACGTCAATGCCTTTGAGGAAAAATACGAGACGATGGACTTTCCTTCCTACCACGGCACGCCAGAAAAGGCTCCGCTGGGAAAGAGGGTGTTCCAGAACTCGACCGGGAGCTGGGACTTTTATTACGTGGCGGACGGCGTACCACATTCCAGCTGGGATGACTACGGACGGCACGCCATGGACGATGTGCGGGAGCGATGCGGCATCCCCGACAAGACCGAACAGAGCATTCAGCTTTACCCCGACTGGTCGAGCCGGGAAGGTGACTGGACAAGCACCTATTTCCGGCTGATGCGGATCATTCAGGGAAGAGAATGCGAGGTGCGGATGGAACTGGGCGGAACCGTGCTCTCCACCGCGCAGACGAGAAGCTACAAAGGGCGCTGCTGGATCAGCAACGTCAAGAACGGCAACGACGGACGGGTGACGCTGACCATCTCCTATGACCTCCAGCCGCCTGCCGACATGCTGAGTTAAGGAGGAGCCATGTACCATTCCATCACCATTGGTGACAAGAACACCTGGGATGACTGGAAGATGATCCCGGTCTCCCGGCCTGTGGTGGCTCCCCCGGTGGAGAAAGTCCTCTCAGTGGACGTACCCGGACGAGACGGAACCACCTACCTTTCCAAGAGCCTGACGGGTTACCCGGTGTTCAAGGCCCGGGAGGGAAGCTGGGAGTTTTATCTGGACACGGACGAGTGGCGGGGGCAGAACCTTTCGACCCCTGTGGGAACCGGAGCGCTGGAGTATCTTTCCAGAGCGCTGGCAAAGAGCAACTCGATCCCGGCACAGACCCGGGTGCGGCTGGAGGATGACCCGGCGTTCTTTTATCTGGGGCGTGTCTGGGTGAACGGGGGCATCAAGCAGAAGAATGGACACAGCGTTGTGACCTTTGCTTACAGCCTTTACCCGTTCAAGTTCCTGTACGACAACATTCAGGAGGACTGGGTATGGGATACCTTTGGGTTTGAGACCGATCTGGCCGTGCCCTACTGCAAGGACATCCCCATCAAGGCACTCCAGACCAAGACCTTCCGGATGCCGCCCAGCGAAAAACCGAGCCTGCTGCAAGCAAAATGGACCGGTAGTGGTTTTGTGGGGGTTACACTGGCAAAGAGCCAGACCTACCCCTACGAAAAAGCAAAAGAGCTGGGACTTCCGGCGGTGACAGAATCGCCCATCCCGGCCCAACTGAGCGAGAGCATGGGAAAGGTGGACATCGGCCTGATCGACAACGATCTGCGATATGACGTGTACGAAGTGCGGGCGAGCACCACGACCGATGCGGGAACGCTCAACCTGTATTACCAGCCAGCGTACTTATGACGGATCAAACCTCTCAGTTAGCTTTACGAAACTTCAAAATGGATGCAGAAAGGAGGGAGGAGCCATCGGATATCAAGTTTATGCGGGAACCATCTCAAAGAAGACGGAGACCTTTAACGGCACGAGCGCTCTGGGGTTCCAGTGGGACACCCGGGAGTGCATCTTTGATTCCCAGGGCGACACGATAGAGGGAAGCGTTTCCAACCGATTCCTCGAAGACCCGGTGCTGAACCTTGCCAAAAACGAGTTCGGCAGCTTTGAGGCGACCATTCCATACCAGATCAACACGGCATTTGGCAGTTACAAGAACCCCGTGTACGCTACCCTGAAGTACGAGAAAACGTGGCTGGTGGTGGAAGAGGACGGCAAACCGATCTGGCTGGGTTACGTGACCGAGACGGAAAAGCTGTTTGACCTGAGCTACAAGCTGTATGCCGAGGGGGTGTTGGGATATCTCCAGCGATTTGTGCCGAAAGTGAATGGCGGAACCTACTACCTGACCACCGACAACCCGCTGGAGCAGTGGTCGAGCGTGCCCTCCAACAGCATCTTCTACCTTGCAACGCAGGCGTTGAAGGACTACTATCAGGGGCCTTATGGGACCTTTGGCATCGGGAAGGTGAACATCCAGCCCGGGCGCACCATCGACACCTCCAGCAAGGGAACCCTGTTCGAGAGCCAGTGGAGCCTGCTGAACACCTTTTTGCTGGAAGAGTACGACGGATACCTGCGGACACGGATCGTGCGGGCAGACAACGACACGGCGGTATGGCGGGTATACATCGATTACCTTGTGGATACGGATGCCGCCACGACACAGACCATTGAATATGGCGTGAACCTGCTGGATTTCAGCTATGTGGAGCAAATGTCCAGCGACGTGGTGACCCGTGTGACCGCATACGGCACCCAGACGACCACCAGCGGATGGTGGATCTTCAAGACGACCACCGTGAGCGCGATCTCGGAAACGGTGCGGGACGAAGCGGCAGAAGCAAAGTACGGCATCATTGAGAAGTGCATCCAGATCGACGGCAACACGAACAACGACAACCTGCGCAATGAAGCACAGACCGAGCTGAAGGGGTATAAGCAGAACATCGAGCCTGTGATGACCCTGACCGCTTACGACCGGGTGGACAGCGGGGAAAGCAACGACCGACTGGGATTTCTGATCAAGACCCACATCATCTCCAGCCCCCACGAGATCGACAAGTGGCTGGTGTGCACCAAGCTGAAGCTGCCGCTGGATGCGCCCAACGAGAAGCAGTTCACCTTTGGTCTGACCCCCGAGAAGCTGACCAAACAGCAGGTGCAGAAGCAGGCCATGGACAGCGTATGGACGATCGCACAGGCGATCATCAGTTTCCTGAACCAGCTGCTGGGCAACCTGAGCAGTTCGTAAGGGTTCAAAATGGAGGAGGTTGAGAATATCAATGGATTTTGATGCGATCATTACGGGCATCCGGAAGGCGATCTATGGCCGGGAAGTCCGTGAATACATCGCCAGCTCGATGGAGTGGACCCGGGACTTTGTGAACCAGAGCATCACCAACATCAAAGAGCTGCTCCGTCAGGCCGAGGCGGCACGGGATGCGGCAAAGGCAAGCCAGGATGCTGCCAAGGTGAGCGAGACCAACGCGAAGGCCAGCGAAAATGCGGCAAAGGCCAGCGAGAACGCTGCGGCATCCTCGGCTTCTGCGGCGGCAGGTTCGGCCAGCGCGGCAAAGACCAGCGAAACCAACGCCAAAGCCAGTGAGAATGCCGCCAAGACCAGCGAAACCAAGGCGAAGACCTCGGAGACCAATGCCAAGGCAAGTGAGAATGCAGCCAAGACCTCGGAGACCAACGCAAAGACCAGCGAGACCAATGCCAAGAGCAGCGAAACGGAAGCTGCCACCAGTGCTGCCAACGCCAAGACCAGTGAGGTCAACGCGAAAGCCAGCGCTGACAGCATGGGAACCAGCGTGGCCACCTGCACCGCCAAGGCCAAGGAAGCCGAAGCAAGCGCAGGGAAGGCAGCGGCAAGTGAGAGAAATGCGAAGACTAGCGAAGGAAACGCCAAGGCCAGCGAGGACGAAGCCCGCCAACTGGTGGAAGAGGCCAAGAAGGTGGTGAACACCGACAAGACCCTGACCATTGACGGTGCACCGGCAGATGCAAAGGCTGTGGGTGACAAGTTCAAGAGCATCAAGACAGACTGGAATTCCGTGACGGATAAGCCGGAGACGTTTCCACCGAGTGCGCATACGCACAGTTATGCCGGAAGTGCGAGCGCCGGTGGCGATGCAACCAGAGCGCTTGGTGTTAAGGATTATGGTGGCAGTCAAACAATTGAAATCGGCTGGGAACCTGCAAGCCTTACAGCCCAAGAGTTGTCGTATATTGCAGCTTATACGGACAACGGTAGAAAAATCAAAACTGTTGGCAAGGGTGCGCTGAAAAGCTGGCTCGGGGTTACCACCATCACATCCCAAACCAGTGACCCCGGTGCGGGAAGCAGCCTTGCAACCGGCTCTATCCTGCTGGTGTACGCATAAGGAGGATTGATTATGGCGATTTATACCGGAATCGGCGGAAGTGCCAAATCGGTCTCCAAGATCTACACCGGCGTGGACGGTACCGCAAGGCCAGTGTACAAGGGCTATATCGGCGTGGACGGCGTGGCAAAGAAGTTCTATGACGGCGGCAATCCCATCAGCTCCTTTGCATTGGGGACAGAATTTGGCATCAGCGACCCAAGCGGCAACAATACCTACTGGTATGAGCTGGTCCACAAGGGCGTTCCGGGCGGCGGATTGTATGACAGCACGGCCAACGGCGCATGGCTCTGGAGGACGAACATTGCAGGCTCAACAGCGATCGATAGCAGTAACTACATCTACGGCTACGAAGGGTGGGCACTGGACAACTGGTGTGTCAACTACCCGGGCGGAAATATCAAGTCCAGTGTGGCAAACCGCCTGATGACCGTGCATCTGCCCTACGTGAAACGGGCGGATTACGATTCAGCCAAGGTTTCTTCCGGCTCAAATGGCCTTTCGAGAAAGTGCTTTTTGCTTTCCGCAGTCGAGATGGGTGTTTACACCTGGCAGGGCGTAGATGGTCAGATGGCACAAGAGGGGGCAAAGCTGGACTACTTTGACTACACGACTGATGCCACCGACAAGCGAAAAGCAGACACTACATACTGGACACGCTCCAAGCGAACCCACAACGGCAACTATATGTACACGTTTTATGCGGACGGAAGTTTTTCCAGTACAGGCGGCCACAGAGAGAACTCGTACGGTCTGCGCCCCTGCATCGTGCTGCCGCTGAATACGCTGGTGAGAACGTCTACATTTTTATTTTTCCCTCAGAACTATATTGACTGAGCACCCGGAAAGGAGAGTTCAAAATGGAAGAAACAGAGATCCGCCCCGGGTACACGATACCGACCGAGACCGACGGCACCCCGGCAGATTACAGCGCGATCGAGGCTGCGGTGAACGCACACAACCAAAGTGCGCAGCCCGGGGGAGCTTACTGGGGCATCCGCCTATGCGGGGCGGAGTACGAGGTGTACGAATACGGGGAAGTGCCCCCGCCACCGACCGCCGAAGAGCTGGCTGCACAGGAAGCGGCACGACAGAAGGCAGCGGCCAGACAGAAAGCCGTGGACACCCTGCCCGAAACACTGGCCGCCCTGCAAAGTGCCCAGACCGACACCGATACCCTGATGGTGGATCAGGAGTATAGGCTGACGCTGCTGGAGCTGGGGGTTACGCCGGAGGAATAAGAGTCGGGTCAGCCTATTTGTATCGTTTCGCTTATTGGCATACTGAAAAGGAATGCCGATGAGCGATTTTTTTACATTAAGATGGCTCATGCAGAACGTGAGCAGAAAGGACTCAAAATGGAACTCTACAACACCTGTGCACGCCTGATCGAACGCGGCAAGACCGACAGGATGCAGAAGAAGCTGGATATCTTCTTTGCCAATGACAGCCTGACCGAAGAGGAGTACGAAAAGCTGTGCATCCAGCTGGCCGAGAAACTGAAGGAGCAGGGAAATGCTTGATGTCATCGACGTTTCCCGCTGGCAGGGAACCATTGACTGGAAAAAAGTCAAGGCCAGCGGAAAAGTAGGTGGCGTGATGATCCGTGCAGTTTCCACCAAGAGCGGGCAGCTCTACGTCGATCCGTACTTTGAAGCGAACTATGCCGGGGCCAAATCTGTAGGTTTGCCGGTTGGCGTATATGCTTACACCGTTGCGGTAACGGAAGGCATGGCAAAGAAGGAGCTGAACCTGCTCAAGACCTGCCTGGAAGGAAAGAGCTTTGAACTGCCCATTGCTATGGACGTGGAGGACCCCCGTCTGAAAGGTCTGCCCGCAGCCGAGTTGACGAAACTTGTCAAAATGGAGCTCAGGGAGATCGAAAAGTGGGGGCTGTACGCGATCCTGTACACTTACTCGAACTTTGCCGACTACAACCTGAACATGCGGCAGCTGAACGACTTTGACCTATGGCTGGCGGACTACCGGAACAAGCGGCCGACCCGCAAGCATGGTATGTGGCAGTACAGCTCCAAGGGCAATGTGGCTGGTGTGAGCGGCGTGGTGGACATGAACCATGTCTACAAGGATTACCCGAGTATCATTGCAAAAGCGGGTCTGACAAGCGTGAAGGGAGCGTGAACCCCACGGAAAGCTTTATCGTGACACATCTGAACGAGATCGTGTCGATCCTGGTGGCAGGCATCATGGGCTGGATGTGTAAGACGCTCTGGGCGACCATTCAGGAGCAGAAAGCGCTGAAAAAAGGCGTGAAAGCGATGCTCCATGATCGATTGTATCAGAGCTGCCGGTATTATCTTCATCAGGGGTATGTGGACGTGGAAGGGCTGGCGAACGTCGGCGTTGTCTATGAGGCATACCACGAACTGCATGGAAACGGCACCGGCACGAACCTGTATGAGCGAATGGAAGGCCTGCCTGTCCGGGAAGAACACGCCATGACGTGAGAGGAGATTTCAAAATGGAACAGAACACGACCGTGACCGCCGCAACGTGGGCGAGAACCATCTGCCTGATCGTGGCGCTGCTGAACAGTCTGCTGGCTGCATTCAACAAGAGCCCGCTGCCCATCGACAACGAGCAGCTCCAGCAACTGGTCAGCACCCTTATCACCGTTGTGGTGGCCATCATCAACTGGTGGAAGAACAACTCCTTCACCAAGGAGGCCATCGCGGCGGACAAGCTCTATGCGGAGCTGAGGGCCAAGAACAATCAGTAATTATTAAACCTGCAAAGGAGGATCTTTATGAACCAGTATTATGGTGCATATCCTCCGCAGAGCCTTACCCCTCAACAGGCAGCTGCTCTGGGAGGATGGCAAAACAATCAGAACCTGCAACAGATGCAGGGGGTGGGAATTCAAAATGGATATTCGCAGCAGTTCGTACAGGCCATCCCTGGACGAATGATCCATGACATCCAGGAAGTACGCCCCAATGAAGTGCCCAACAACGGCACGGTGGCCATCTTCCCGAAAGATGACATGAGCTGTGTGTATGTGAAGTATCTATCGAATGTCGGGAAAATCGAAACCATGACCTTCGTTCCCATGGCCCAGACCGCTGAGAACCCGCCTGAAAATGGTGAGCTGGCGAAGGGAATCGAGAGCGTGAACACCCACGAGGCAGGGGAAGTGACTGACATGATCAAGGACCTTGCCGAAACGAAGCGGAATCTGTATGAAGCCTGCTACTACGAGAAGGTCAGCAAGGCCATGAACGAAGCGGAAGACTATCGGATGGGGTACACGCCCTCGACGAAACAGCACCGTTACATGGAGAAGTGGCTGCGTGACCCGGACGAGTTCGAGAGGGAGATGCGTGACGACCACGGGGAGTTCCCTCTGCGTCGGCGTGGGGAGTTTGAGCATGAGGGCAGACAGTACGGCAAGCCCTATGGCGAGTACCTGGAAGCCCGCAAGCACTACACCGAGAGCCACACGGCCATGGACAAGGCGGAGATGGAACGCCGGGCAAGCGAGCACCTGACGAGCGCGATGAGCACCATCCGAACCATTTACGGGGATGCTGACCCTGACCTGCGCAAGAAGATCAAGGCTGACTTCACCAAGCTCGTGGCGGACATGCCCGCATAATTCAAAATGGAACGGTTTACGGTAAACGGGTGGCTTTGGCGCATCCGTTTTGTAGACCCGGACAGCCCATACCTTGTGGATCGCACCGGACGCAGGACTCTTGCCGTGACAGACCCGAAGCTGCAACATGTGTTTGTGGCACGAGGACTGAGCGGGGGAAAGCTGCGAAGGGTGCTGATCCATGAGCTGGGTCATGTTACCTTAGTCAGTTACGGTCTGCTGCCAGAGCTGCACCGCATGGTGAAATCGGCCTATTGGGTCGATGCTGAAGAATGGGCTTGCAATTGGATCGCGGACTATGGTAATATGATATTTAGAAAGGGCTCCCAGATATTGGGCTATGATATTTTGAGCGACGTTTCAGACCGGGCTGTTTGAGATGCGGCCAATTGATGTACGGATGTGAAATAAAGCTCACGATACGAGACTGATATTTGAAAGACTTTCACGAAAGAAAAAAGCCCCTGAGTATCTGCGAGTCGAGCCGCGGAATATTCAGGGGCTTTTATTTTTTGAATTCAGAGACCGTTAAACATGTGATTGGATTTGATTGAACGAGGATTATTCTTTAATTAGTCCTATATTTTGAGAGAAAAATGACGTTGGTGTGTTGGGGTAAAAGTCTTCTGGAGGAGCTGAAGTAATACGAAGCATCGAATAAAACTCGAATCCACGATGTATTTGAACGTGATTGAATGCCGAAAGTAGTGGCTTGACGTACACAGCTCGTACATTACTCCTACATTATTCATATACGATATTCCTATATCTGCCTATACAATAATCCTATACTAATTTTTTGAGGAGCACATCATTTGATCTTTTCGATTTCGTTTCGGAGCCAGTCCATCCCAGGTTTTATATAATACTTCTCGGTCACGTCGTCGATATAGTGACCGAGAATTTTCTTTAGTGCATATTGATCCATTTTAGCTTTCTTTGCCATGGTTGCGAACTGAACACGACCATCATGGGGGCGATGACTTTTATCTAGCCCCAAGGCATCGCGTGCTTCTATAAGTCGAACATAATACCGATCGTATGTATATGCCTTCCCAGGTTGGGTATCTGATTGAAATACATATTCGCTCCCTGCGGCAACAGCTTCATTATAGTGCTGTTCGACAAAATGGAATATTTTGGAATGAATCGGCACAATACGATTTTTACCTGCGACAGTTTTGGAGCCCCCATGAAATGTTTTGTTCTCTAAATCAACATCTTCTAGTTTCATGCTCAAAAGTTCATTGGGCCGCCAACCAGAATAAAATTGAATTAAAGTAATATCAAGATATGGATAGACCGGGAGAGCGCCCCAAATCAGTTCAACCTCTTCGTCTGAATATAGGATGTGACTTTTGTCCACTCTAGCTGTTTCTTCTTGATCTGATCTGGAAAGAGCAAAAGACCTTGCATAATTTTGCGGAACAAGCTCGTTCTCTACTGCATAGTCAAACATGAGATTGAACAGGCTTTTGATTCTGCCTTTAGCTGAACGAGGAAGTTCTACTTCGTTGCCACTTTTATAGGTTGTTGCCTCGTCGAGTGCGAGCTTGAGTTGTGGAATACGAACTTGCTGTAATTTCATATTGTGAATTTTGCGAACATACCGCCAGCAACACTCAGTCTTTTCTATCATCTTCTCTCCAACATGCGTCCTGTATTCCTTCAGCCATGCCTGATACAATTCATCCATGGTAATATTTTTCTCGATGGAATATGGATTCTTGTTGTATTCAACTAATGCTAAATATGCATCATTGTAGGTTTCAAAATAAGACTGTGGCTGAAGCGGCTTACAGATTGGTTTCCCATCTAATCCTTTGTCTACGGTTACTAAAACTCTGAACGGCTTTCGTAGATTGCGCCCCTTGATTTCTGAAATCTGTCCGAATCCATTTGGCAGCCTACGACGTTTATTTGCTTTTCTAGGATACACTTGAGCATTCTTCTTGAGTGGAAAACCGCAATGAGGGCATACAAGTGCCTTATCAGAAATTTGCAATTCACACTCTGGACAGGTTATAAGCACTAAAAATACCTCCTTTTTGGCTCTGAATTCTATTCTAGCTTAAACGATACTACGATGATTGTCAATGGTTCATCATTGAAAAAATAAAAAGCATCACGCACTGCCCCGCTTTCTTCCCTAAAATGCGCATAGAGGACGTAGTAAGATGTCCTTAGAGATTTTTAGGAGGAAAGCTCTATGAATGACCTTATTTTTCCAACAGGATCAGTACCTGTACGAGTTGCCGCAAAAGTGTACGGACGTGATCCATCGTGGGTGCGAGCGGGGATTATTTCTGGATGGCTGCCTATCGGAACAGCAACCAGGGACGGCAAGAAAATTACCGACTTAAAAGAAATGAACTCTAAGTTCGGACGTATCAATTTTTACATCTCGCCAAAAGCTCTTTATGAGCAAACTGGATTTTTGTGGAGGGGTAAAGATGGCACACGTTGAACTATCTGAAAAGAATCCGTATTATATTTCAAAGCACCGATACTATGAGCTTAAACATTTCTGCTTGCAGTATCCTGAATGGAAAGATGCCTTGGTCATGCTGGATGCCTGGAAAGCAAAACCAGAAGAACTTCGGACGTATACTGTCAAAGGAAGCCGTGAATCGAACCCCACAGAACAGACCGCCATTGCCAGGGCATTCTTCAGCAAGCGGATTAGCCTTATAGAACACTGCTTGAAAGATATTTCTCCGGCAATCGCACCCTATGTATTAAAAGGAGCGACGGAATGTGTTCCGTATGATGTGCTGCGAATTCATGGCTGCCCCTGCTGCCGAGAAAGTTATTATGAGCAATACCGCAAATTCTTCTGGACATTGAGTATTGAGCGTGGATGACGCGAAAAATACATGGTCCTTTATGGAAGAATAAAGGGTGTTGGTCAGCCAATGAATAATTGGTAGTTGTGACAACTTAAATAGGCATCGATGCGAGTACGGAATGAAACGTTCCATAAAATAAACGGTACTCATCCAATGACTTGGGATTGAAAACTCAAGCATTCTTCTTTTTTATTTTCCGGCGCGAAAAAATACACCTTCTATTATGGAAAGAAATAACAAATTTTAGGAGGTATTTACTATGCTGAAGAATATTGTTGAAGGTTTTGAGGAAATGATGAACTCTATTATGAACGCATTTAACGAGTCGTCCAACGATAAGTATGCGGGTTGGAATGAGGGCGAAGAATTCCTCATGCTGAACGATGTTCGGTGTGGTATCCGCTAATGGATTCTGACCGGAAAACGGGCTCAAGGAAACTTGAGCTCTTTTCTTTTTCTATTCTAGAATAGACTGTTACGATTCAACGCGAAATTTTCTTTGTGCTTTACGGAAGGATGTCTTCCGAATATGAATAAAGGAGATTGAAATTATGGGCAAACGAGTAAAGGTAAATTACGACCGAGGCTATGTGAACGCGATGGATAAGATCCGGGTGTTTATTGAGAGCAATCAGAAAGTTATGTACATTGATACAGGCGAGTATAAGAGCGCTCAGACAGCACGCGGAGCTTACGCCAATGCGATTGCGTTGATTCGGGCGAATGGAATTGTACGGGCTACTTGCAGCCGTGGTGACTTATTCCTGATTCGCAACGACATCTAAGGTGTAGAGAGCTTACGAGAAATCGTAGGCTCTTTATTTTTCATCACGCAGAAGACCGTTTTATCAACTACATTATTAAAAAGGAGAAAATCAAAATGCTGTACATCTACTATGCTGTGCTATTCGCTGCTATCATTCTGGGCCTACTTTTCGGGATGGCACTCTACCGCTGGTTCCATTACCGTGATATTTACGAGGTGGGCGAGCTGTTGATCGGCGATGAAGATAACCCGGACTGGCCCTACCTGAGCCTGAGCCTGGATGAGGAGGTGAAGAATTTTGAAGGCGACAAGTACATCATACTGCGGGTGCACAAACTGGACCTGACGCGAGAAAAACATGGTGCTTAATGGAGGAAACTCTAATTACTTTGTAAAGGAGAAAATCAAAATGGAAAACTACGAAAACAAAGAATTGCTGAAGGAAGCGGCAAAGCAATCGCTGGAGAGTCTCAAGGACTTGAAACCGGGTACGGACGAGTACACGAACACGGCGAAGATGGCATTGCAGCTGTACGACATGCAGCTCAAGAGCGACGAGCAGGAGAGCAACCAGAACCTGAAAGAGGATGAGGAACGACGGAAGGGCCAGGAGGTCATCAACGATCAGGAGAAGGCTGCGAAGGCACGGCGCATTGAGTGGGCGAAGTTTGGCATCAGCTGCCTGACGTTTCTGGGAACGATTGGTACGACGGTATACTGGTCGATCTGCGAGGCTGGCGGTGTAGCGCCGCTTTCCAGAGCAATGAACGATGGTCTCCATGAGATCAAAAGAGGCTTTACGGACAGAAAGTAAAGGAGGAACCGAGAGGGTTCGTGGCGAAAGCTGCGGGCTCTCTTTATTTTTTATGAGATATCACGACATACCGCCAAAAGAGTGGACGAGCTACTACGGGAGCGTTTACCGGTGCAATCATCCGGTGTACCGTGTATGCACGCTCTACCGGGAACAGGGAAAAGGCCTGTGCGTGATCCAGCAGCGCTACAACGAGAAAACCAAGGCCACTTACTGGAGCGCCATCGACCCCTGGCTGACCGACAAGATCTATCTGCATGAAGGGTTCCGGCAGTATTTTGACAGTCACGCCAAGAAGAAAAACGCAAAGGGCGAGTACCCGACTGTGACCGTACGGCAGATCATGTGGGCACTGCGCATGAAACCCCTCAAGAAAGAACGCTGGGAGACCGTGTTTGACCGGAGTTTGATCTAGGCGCGAAAAATTCATGTTCCCTTATGGAAGAGATAGCTCAAATGGTAGAGCGCCACTTCATTGTGGAGGTGTGGACTCGATCTCCACTCTCTTTTTTCATTTTTATTTTTGGAGGTTGAACGATTATGGAGGACATTATGCTGATCCGGTCGAGTTTTCTGCGCCGCATCATCTCGCAGGTCATCAATAAGATGCTGAAAAAGCAGTTACCCGGTACAGAGGTACAGCTGGGCGAGGTTCAGGCGAACTGGAGCGAAAAAGAGCAGAAGCTGAAGATTCATCTTGTAGTGGATGCAGAGATGACCAAGCCGCAGCTGATGGATCTTCTCAAGAAGGCTGATGTAATCTGACGCGAAAAATTCAGTGCGCCTTATGAGATGGTTAGTCTCAGAATTATATTTTGGAGGTATAAACTATGAAGAAAGCTATTGGTATGGTATGTGCTGCTGGTGGAGCAATGTTTCTGATGAAGAAAATGTTCGAGCTCGGTATGCAGAGCGGTGCTGGTATGATGGTCGGGGCAATCAATCATAAAGACCCGGAGCATCATGTTGACAGGGCTGACATTGTTGCCGAGTTGAAGAAAAACATCAGTTTGAAATATGCAATGTTCCTCAGCGGCATGCTTGTTGGGCAGAATCATGGTGATGAGCTGAATATGGAATTGAGCAAGGACTAATCAAAGCGAGAGCTTACGAGAAATCGTGAGCTCTTAATTTTTATGGAGGTTGAACATTATGAGTGCTGTAAAGAAATCTGTATGGATGCGCCTTGGTGTGCGTATGGAATTAACCGAGGAGGAACTGCGGCTTATACAAGAAAGTAACGACGGAACAGTTATTATGATGAACAAGCTTAAAAATGGTGAATTCACCATAAGTGGTGACAGCTACATCCCCGAGGAAGAAGGCGATGATGACTGTTGGCCGATTCCAGAAGAGATAAACTTCTGCTTTTGAAATTTGGAGGTTGAACAATGAAACTGACGAAAACATGCGCGAAATTCCTGCGCAATCACGGCGGTACCATTCTGGCTGTGGCGGCATCTGTAGGCGTGGTAGCAACGGCCATCGAGACCGGACGGGCAAGCACAAAAGCGCAGAAAATTATCGAAAAGAACACGATTGCGATCGACTGCGAAAACTACGGCAAGTCCTGCTATACCACAAAGCAGAAGGTTTTGGATTGCTGGAAAGTATACGTCCCGGCGGCTGTCCTCGGCGGCGGCACCATTGCCTGCATCCTTGGTTCCAATGCACTGAACAAAAAGCAGCTCGCCAGCCTGACTGCGGCCTACATGGCGCTGGGAAAGACCTATCAGACCTACCGGCAGAAGGTGATTGAGAACATCGGGCTGGAAAAAGAAGCAGAAATTCAGGAGCAGATCAGCGAAGAAAAGCTGCCTGAAGTTCGTGACAAGATGGCAGAGGAAAAACTGCTCTGCTACGAGCCTATCTCAAAAAGATATTTCCATGCGACGGAAACGGAGCTGATGGATGCCTTCTACAACGTGAATCGGAACTTTGCGTTGAATGGAGAAGTCTCGCTGAATGACTTCTACTCCTTCCTGCCCGGACTGGACTTTATACCGGAAGGAGATATGTTGGGCTGGTGCGCGGAGTATCTGGGCAACGAGTGGGAATATTACTGGATCGACTTCAACTATGCCCGGCAGACAACGGATGATGGACTGGAAGTGTACTATGTGACAGCATTCCAGGAGCCGATCAAAGAGTATCTGGATTACGACCCGACCAGACGGGAACCATTTTGAATTTTGAAAAGGAGACTGATATTTTATGAAGAAGATCAATTGGTGGAAAGTTGCATCCGTGGCCATGATGGCTGCAAGCGCGATTCTGAGCTTTGGTCACGACCTGATCGAGGAGCAGCGCAGCGAAGAGGAAATGCAGGACATGGTGCGGGAGGAAGTTCAGCGCCAGCTTGCGGAAAAGAACCGGTAAACGCGAAAAATACAGTCTCCCTTATGGAAGAGATATCCAAACTGACAAACAAAGGAGATTGATATTTATGTACGATCACGACTATTATGCAAAGATGGACAAGGCAATGGTACGCGTACTGAAGGCAGTTGCACGTTCAGTGGGATACGGCTTTACGGGGCTGTATCACTATCTGAAGAAGCAGCCGACCAGACTGTATGAATATATCCGTTACCAGATCCAACTGGAACGCGATGATCAGCGTGAAACAGAAATTCGCTTCGAGAATTTGAAGCAGCACGGACATATCTGAAAGGCGAGAGCTTACGAGAAATCGTAGGCTCTTTCTTTTTATACATTTTTGGAGGTACGAACGATGAACCTGAAAACATTTGCAAAGGCAGTGCGCAGGAGCGCAGGTAAGAACGCATCTAAGATCCTGGGAGGTCTGGCGATCACGGGAAGCATCACGGCGGTCTATTTCGCTGTGACCGCGACCCCCAAGGCCATGATCCTGCTGGACGAGAAAAAGCAGGAGCTGGGCGTGGAAAAGCTGGACGTGAAGACCATTGTCAAGACGGCGGGCCCGGTGTACGTGCCGACTGCGCTGAGCATGGTGCTGTCTGCGGGCTGTGTCATTGGTGCAGTTCATGTGGACGAGCGGCGGAATGCTGCACTGGCCGCGGCGTGCACCCTTTCTGAGAGCGCGCTCAAGACCTATCAGGACAAGGTGCTGGAGGCCATCGGCCCGGAAAAGGAGCAGGAGATCCGGGAGACCATTGCACTGGAAAAGATGGCCAAGTGCCCCGAACCGGCAACCATCCAGCCTGCCAAGAACCTTGTCGCGACCGACGTTTCCTACGACCAGCGGGTGAAGTGCTGGGAAAGCCTGACCAACACCTACTTCTGGACGACCAAGGCCATGATCGAAAAGGCCGTCAATGGGGTCAACAAACAGCTGCTCAGTGACTTCCGGGTGAGCGAGAATGATCTGTTCGACTATTTGGGCATCGACCACTGCGTCAACGGTGACCTGCTGGGCTGGGACACGGATTCGGGGCTTAACGTTGATATTTTCTATGCGTCCCGGCTGGACGAGGATGGAATGCCCTGTCTGACGCTGGAGTATCACACGCCTCCGAAGTGGCTGGGCGGCTATTGATATTTGACCCGGCGCGAAAAAATCAGCTTCCTTTATGGAGGTAATACTCCGACATTATAAACTTATATTTAAGAAAGAGGTAACAAAAATGGACGAAATGATGAACATGAACGAAACTACTATGGAGAACGAGACTTCTGTTGAGGTCGTTCCGGAGGAGAATGTTCAGATGATCGATAACGAGGAAACTTCGAGCAACGGCTCGGGCATTGGTCTCGCTGTTGGTGCTGTGGGTCTGGTTGCAGCCGTGGGATACGGACTGTACCGGAAGCACAAGGCCAAGAAGCAGAACAAGGACGAGGAGAAGCCGAAGACCAAGAAGAAGATCGTCTGGCAGAAGCCCTGGAAGATCGAGAATGTCGATTCTGCACCGGTGGACGTTCCTGACGAGGACGTTGAGGAAACTTCTGAAGAGAAGTAATGTTAGGTAAGGCGAGAGCCGTGGAGAAATCTGCGGCTCTTACTTTTTTGTTTTTGAAAGGATGACAACATGGCACAAGTAAACATGCCGAAGAGCAGCATCGGACAGCAGCCTGCCGCAGAACCCCAGAAGAAGTTCCAGAAGGTCGTCAAGGGAAAAGTGACCCTCAAGGAGCAGAACGATATCCAGAAGATTGCCAACGAGTTTCTGGCAGAGGACCTCAAGACCGTGAAAAACCGCATCGTGGTGGACTATCTGCTGCCCATGCTGAAGAACGGTCTGTGGAGCATTTTCAACTCGGCGGTCAGCATTGCGCTGTTTGGCGAGGACCGTTCCCGCGGCTCTTCGAGCAACTACTCCGGCTCCCGCACCCAGCGGAACAGCTACGACACCTACTATCAGGGAGGCTCCGGCAACCGACAGGGGAATCCGAACCGGGCCGCAGGACGCAGTTTGCAGAACCTGGACTTTGAGTTCCGCGGGGATGCAGACGACACACTTTCCCAGATGTATGATGCGATTCACCAGTACGGTCAGGTTTCCGTGGGTGACCTGTGGGATCTGATGGGCGTTTCCAACGAGAGCACCGATTACAATTACGGCTGGTACAACCTTGACGGGGCGTTCATCAAGGGCATCCCGGGCGGATATCGCCTGATGCTGCCTCGCCCTGTACCACTGCGCTGAACAATAAGAAAGGATTGATATTTATGAAGTTCCTGAAAAAGATCGACAAAACCGAAATCATGGAAAAGATGACCCGTACTGCATCCAAGTGCGGCTACAAGCTGAAGAAGGCAAGCCCCACCATTATGATCGTTGGCGCTGCCATTGGCGGTGTGACCGCTACCGTGCTGGCCTGCAAGGCGACCATCAAGGCGCAGGATATTATGACCGAGCACTATGCTCAGGTGGAGAGCATCCACACGGCCAAGAAGCAGATCGACGATGGCACAGTCCAGCTGAGCGAGGGCGAGACCTACACCGAGAAGGATTACAAGAGCGATATTACGACCACCTACGTCCAGACCGGCCTGAAGCTGGCAAAGGTGTATGCACCTGCGGTCACCCTGGGTGCGATATCTCTGGGCTGCATGTTCGGTTCCCACCACATCATGTCCAAGCGCAATGCGAGCCTGACCGCGGCTTATATTGCTCTGGACAAGGCCTTTGAGGAATACAAGAGCCGTGTATCCGACCGCTTTGGCAGCCGTGTTCAGGAGGAGCTGGAGCACAACATCAAAGCTGTGGAGCTCGAGAGCAAGAGCACCAACGAGCAGGGCGTGGAGGAGACCATCAAGGAATACAAGGACATCGCCATGCAGCACACCAGCCCCTATACCTGCATCTTTGACGAGACTGTGGACACCTGGCAGCCCGACAATATGCTGAACCGCAACTACCTGTTCCTGATGGAGCAGGCGGCAAACAAGCGTCTGCGCACCCAGGGTCACCTGTTCCTGAACGACGTTCTGGCATCTCTGGGCACCCACGGAGGTGTGACCCTGAAGACCCCGGAAGGCCAGATCGTAGGCTGGATCTATGATCCGAACGACCCGACCCGACAGAACCACGTGGATTTTGGCGTGACCAACTATGTCAAGGGCGACGAGGCACTGAACAGCTTTATCAACGGCGGGGAGCGCTCGGTGATGCTGCGATTCAACTGCGACGGGCCCATCATCGACAAGATCTGAGACTGATATTTTGGAGGAATACGCTATGACCAGAATCGTTAAGAGACTGTCTTACCTGTTTGCTGCCATGGCCGGAGTCTGCTTCGTCTCTGGTCTGGCGGTTCTTTCTGAGTGAGGTGGAACGATGGAAACTTTGGAAAGCACTTTCCTGTTTCTGGACTATCTGACCGATACCAAACGCAAGCGCCACATGGTGGGAGGCATTCTGATGAGTGTCTCCCTTTTCTTTGGCGGACTGGCGTTTACCATGATGACGATCAAAGGAGACATCGACAATGAACAAGACCGTGCGTGATATTCTGCTCTTTGCAGCAGGCTTTGGGGCAGGTGCCCTTGTGATGCACACCGTTTTCGAGAAGAAATACGAGACCTATTACGGCGAACGGTACGAGGCCGAGCGTGAGAATCTGCGGCAGAAGGAAGCCGATATGGACAAGACCATCGAAGAAAGGGCGACTCAGAAGAGCTTTGAACAGCTGGCCGGGAAGTACCGTACCGAATCTGACCCGGAAGATGTGGTGGCACATGAGGCCATCGAAGTCATTGAGCCGGATCAGTTTGGTGAGCTGGACGACTACGAGACTTCCTTCCTGACCTATTACGCGGACGGAAAGCTGGTGTTCGATACGGAAGATCAGCCCGTGGACGAAGACGATATTCCGAAGATCATCGGCAACGAGGCGCTGAACCGCATGGGCGAGTTCGCACCGAGTGCTGTTCATGTCCGTAACCACAACTACCACAAGGACTACGAGATTCTCCGGGTTCGGGAGAACTGGCCCGGCAACCACGACGATGAGGAGGATGAATGAACTTTATGAGGGAGACGGAGCAGTATTATGACTCTGTCTCTTATACACATCTCCGAGCCCACGAG